GTTGGTCAAGCGGCTGGCGGCGCAACCGCTGCTGCAAGTGCGGGCGGGGGCATTTTCGAGAGCATTGGAAAATGGTTTTCAGGCCTCTTTGGCGCTGGGCATGATGGTGCGCTCATTGGTATTGCGCCGTCGCATTCACGCATGGTGGCCATCAGTTCGTTCGCGGGAGCTGAAAGGTTTCACGCTGGCGGCATGCTTGGATTGAGGCCGGACGAGGTTCCATTCGTTGGCTTGCGCGGTGAAGAAGTCTTGACACGCAATGACCCGCGCCATCGCTGGAATATGGATCGCCTGAGCCAGATGCGCCCGCCAAATCCGGCAAACGACGTTCAAGTCAGTATCTATGACATGAGGATTGGACGAGATCAGCCTCCTGCGAGAACAGAGCAGCGAAGGGGCTCGGACGGGAAGAAAGAAATCGCTGTCTTCATTGAAGACAAGATCGACGAGGCCATCCGGAGTGGCCGTTTGGATCGCGCTCAAGCAGAAACCTATGGTTCTCGGCGCATGACGAAAAGAGTCTGACTGAGTGACAAATCTCGTCTGGCCGCCAAGTCTTCCGCAACGACCAACGGTGGGAGGATACCAAGAGCGTTTTGCCGAAACCGTATTGCGAACTGCCATGGACGTTGGCGTAGCAAAAACGAGGCGCCGATATACAGCCGCTCCGAGGCAGTTCGAAGTCACGTTTCGTATCAATGTCGTTCAAGCTGAAACCCTGAAAGCATTTTTTGAAAATACGACTGCTGGTGGAGCATTGCCATTCAGCTGGATCCATCCGCGCCATGGGTCAGCAGGTGAGTTTCGCTTTGTGGAAGGTCCCAAGATCTCGGCGGTGACTGGGACACTGTTTTCTGCGGCCCTTAAGTTGGAGCAGCTTTCATGAGGAATATTTCTCCTGAAAGTCGAATTGCGGCTTACGCAGAGGCAACAGACAAGGTTTGGCTCGTTCTCTTGGAGATTAATGCTGCGGGTCTTGGTGCGCCAATCAGGATCGTCAATGACAACCAAGATGTCATTCATCTGGGTTGGACATTCATAGGATATCCATTCGAAATCGAGCTTCCTCCAGAAAGTCAGGACCGACCCATGATTGCTCGGATCCGGATCGATAACACGCAGCGATTGATCATCGATGAGGTGCGGAGCATCAGCGAGCCGCCAAGCGTGACGCTACGAGTCATTCTGGCCGATCAGCCGGACGTCGTCGAAGTCGAATATGCTGGCATGCGATTGCGCAATGTCACTTGGGATGTTGGCGAGATATCCGGTGACCTCGTTTATGAAGATATTCTATCCGAACCAGTCTGCGAACAAATGACACCGGCTCGCTTCCCCGGAGCATTTTGATGTCTCAATTGCCAGATTGGGTCACTTCTTATGTGGGGCTTCCTTTCAAGGAAGGGGGCCGCGATCGGTTTGGTCTTGATTGCTATGGGCTTCTGCGCCTCGTCATCAATGAACATTTTGGAGGCAGCGTCCCTGAATATGAGGGTATCGCCTACCAGCCTGGCGAAGACCGAGAACTGCTTGCCACTCTCATGGATGAACGTATTCGCCTCTGGCACCCAATCGCGCGGGGCGCTGAGCAGTCTGGTGACGGAATTCTGCTCAGAGTAATGGGTCGCCCAATTCATGTTGGTGTTGTCGTTGCGGCAGACATGATGCTTCACATCGAAAAGAACTGCGACAGTATCATCGAAAATTTCGGCAAAGGCTCACGCTGGGAGCGTCGCGTTCTTGGATTTTATCGCCATGCCGCTTGATGGTTTTCCAGCTGGTACGCAGATTTTCTGGACATTGGTCCCGCGCCCCTTCTCGAGTGAACGCGAGGAGCGATATTCCCCGTCGGGCTTGAGCCTTGCTCAAATGCTCATCGCATCTGATCTGCCCCAACATTATTGGCCATATCTACAAGTCTATGTCGACGACGAGGAGGTTCCTCGCGAGTGGTGGGGACGAATTCGCCCCAAACCTCATGCACGTCTTTTTGTGCGCGTAAACGCTATGGGAGGTGGGGGTGGGGGCAAGAACCCTCTCGCCATCATCGGGGCCATTGCAGTCATTGCCTTTGCAGCTTGGGCAGCGCCGGCTCTCACGGCAGGCTTATTCGGCGTTGAAGTATCAGCGGTGAATGCGGCAGGCGTGTTCACGACGATGGGATTGACCAAGATCGCCATTGCAGGCGCCATAACCATGGTCGGTTCATTGCTCGTGAATGCAATTGCGCCAACCCCTCATCAGGCCTTGCGAAATTCTGATGCCGGACTCACGTCGCCCGCTTATTCAATTACTGGCACAACCAATCGTCTCAATCCCTATGGCCCCATTCCACGGGTCTATGGACGGCGCCAATTGTTCCCGATTTTGGCTGCTAAACCCTATACCGAGACGGTTGGAAATGAGCGCTACATGCGCCTGTTGCTGCTCGTCGGCTACGGCCCGCTCAAAATTGAAGACATTAGGATTGGGGCAACTCCAATCACGGCCTTTGACGGGGTTGAATATGAGGTTCGTGAGGGTTGGCCAGATGATGATCCAATCACGCTTTATACGAAGAAGATCGAAGAAGATAATCTCTCGATCAATCTAACAGCGGCAAGCGGATGGCGGATGATTTCTTCGCGCGCCCATGCACGAGAAATCAGTATCGATATTTCTTTTGATCGCGGCCTGGCGTTTTTCAATGACCAGGGTGGGCGATCCGAGACTACAGTTGAATTTGATGCTGAGTATCGCTCCATCTCGGAAAATGAATGGAATGTGATTCCGTGGAAATCAGGGGGTGACGCAGGATTTGAGACGAATGGAAAGATAAAGATTTCGGATTCGTCATCATCACCTGTCCGTCGGGGCGGGCGTTTCGATGTCCCATCAATTGGGCAATATGAAATCAGAATTCGCCGCACGACCGCAGATGCGAGCAATCCACGCCAAATTGATGCGGCAACGTTGTCTGCTCTTAGGACGGTCACAGATGATGCCCCGATCACCATGAACGGTTTGTCACTGATCGCGTTGCGCCTCAAGGCCTATGAGCAGATCAATAATCAATTGCAGCAAATCAGCTGCATCGCGACATCCTACCTTCAAGTCTGGGACGGCTCAGTTTGGTCGTGGCAACTCTCGCGAAACCCCGCGTGGGCTTATTGTGACGTGTTGCGTCGTCGTGGTCTCACCCAATTGATGGGTGATGATCGGATTGATCTTCAATCCATCAGGTCTTGGGCCCTGGCCTGTGATGAGCAAGCGCAAAATGGGGAACCGAAATGGATTTTCGATGGCGTTGTCGAAGGCGGATCTGTTGCAGAGGTTCTCCGGGACATATCCTCCCATGTTCGGGCACGATACGGCATCCGTGATGGCAAGCATTCAATCGTAAGAGACATCCCTCAGACGGTACCCGTTCTTCACATAACCCCTCGTAATTCCTTCAATTATGTAGGTCGCAAGCAATTCATCGATTTGCCCCATGCTTTGAAGATACGATTCATCAATCCAGACAAGGATTGGCAAGAAGATGAGCGTATCGTCTATGCCGATAATTATGATGCCAGCAATGCAGATCGATTTGAAACGGTCGATATGATGGGCTGCACCCGGCCTGATCAGGCTTGGCGAGAGGGTCGATATCATCTGGCAGTTGGCAGGCTTCGACCTGAAACCCATGAGATCTATCAAGACGTCGAAGCATTACGAGCAACGGATGGCGATCTCGTCATGTTTGCTCATGATGTGATCATGGTCGGATTATCAACTGGCCGCATCAAAGCCCTCAATATGGATGGAGATCTCGTTGGGGGGCTTTTGCTTGATGAGCCTGCTCCAATGGAGGCTGGTAAAAATTATGCGATCCGCATCCGGCGTAGCGATGGCGCGAGCCAAGTCTTGCCCTTGGTTACTTCGCAAGGTAACGCCTCTCATGTGACCTTTTTGACAGCTATCCCTGTATTGCTTGCACCTCAACCCGGAGATTTGTTCCAATTTGGCGAAGCTGGTCGTGAGGCCGCGCCAATGCTCGTCAAGGGTATTGAGCCCGGCCCCAATCTCACAGCAAAGCTCATTTTGATCCCAGCGGCGCCGAGCGTCCATCAATCTGACGTAGGCGCCATCGCTGCGTTCGACAGCTACATCACGCGACCTTTGCAGGTTGAGTTGGTCCGGCCTGCAGCCCCCGTCATTTGGAATGCGGTTTCCGATGAAAGCGTTCTGGTTCGAGGGCCAGATGGGCGTTCCATTCCGCGAATTTTGGTCAGGCTCTATCCGCCAGGATCCGATGCGATCAATTTCCCTGATGGAATTGAGGTGAGATATCGCGAAACAGGAAATACGGGTCCATGGTCTGCCGTTCCTACTCAGCCCGCAGACTCGCTCTCGGTCGCCATTCAGCCGGTTGAAGATGGAAAGTCCTACGATCTGCGGTTGCGATTTGTGACGAGCAGTGGGCTTGGATCTGATTGGACCGAGTTGCCAGCACATAGGGTGATTGGCCGTACGACACCTCCGACGTCTGTTCTGGGCTTTATTGGGGAGCGTCGAGCAGATGGTGTCCAGCTCACATGGGAGCCCGTTTCTGCTCTAGATCTCGTCGGTTACGAAATCAGAACCGGGGCTTCTTGGGATACTGCGTCCATAGTCACAACGAGACATCGTGGCACGACGCTGTTCGTGGCTCTTGCCGATGCTGAGGAGAGGGTATTCCATATCAAGGCTATCGATGAAATTGGGCTTGTCAGTCTCGTAGCAAGCAGCATCACAGCCGCTGTCGCGCCTCCTGATAGCGTCACGAATTTTGACGTCATTCCACAGGGAGATCATGTTCGTGCATCGTGGGAGCCAGTTCAAGGAGCGGGTATCGAATATGAGTTGCGAGCGGGGACGACCTGGGGAACAGGACGTTTCGTCGGGCGAGCAGCGGGAAATCATCTGATCGCTCTTTGGCCTATTCGACAGGCAATGGATGAGACTTTTTGGTTGAAGGCAATTTCATCGGCAGGTCTTTATAGCGACACGGCTGCCTATGCGACGACACGGCTCGCTCCCATGACGGGCCGAAATGCAGTTCTGGTAAGCGACCGTCAGGCTCTCAACTGGCCAGGTGTCACACAGGGTCTTGAAATCATCGGCGGCAATCTTCTGGCGCTAGCGCGCTCTGGGTCAACGACCATATCGCGCGGCGAATATGTGTTTCCTGTCACTTTCGACCGCATATGGCGTGCCAGAAATTGGGTTGAGGCTCATGTGGGAACGACGCCCGCAGATGATCTGATCTGGGACGCGGCCATTTTTGCCTGGCAAGATCCAGAAGCAGCATCCGCCTGGTTGCCACTTGGTGATGTTGATGGCGCAACGGTTCAGAGCCAAATAGCGCTTGAGGCTCCCATAGCGAACGACTTGATCGAAGGGTTCCGATTGGCTGGCGCCACCATGGGCATGCGTGGGTCTAGTCCCTCCCAATCAGCAAACCTCACTTTTGCCCCCGCGCGCTTTGATCAAGGATTGAAAGTGGGAGGGGGAACAAAAGCAGGCTGGTCGATTGAAATACCATCCGAATTCTCGACCACGTTTGATGTTCGCTTGGATCAAATCCTCGACGAGCCGACAGTCTATTTGGCGCTCACCGGATCTTCGGGGACCTTGAGGTTGATCTGGTCGCCTGAGAACAATGCCTTCGCGCTTGAGGATGATTTTGGACAACGGGTCATCGCATCGCTCGTGAGGCGATCAGGCGACATCATCACCTTTGGTATTTGTCAGACGCCAACTGCTCGCAAGCTATTTGCTGCTTCCGCGCAAACGGGGCTCTCCGCATCTGGCGTAGAGCCATTTTTGCCATTGGGCGCGTTTTCCGGCGCGCAACTTCACCCCGCATAGGAGATCGAAATGAAAATCGGGATTGCCGAGCTTCTGGCCCGTCTGGGTCGGAATGCCGGGAGGGATGACTTTTGCCTTCACGGTCGACTGGAGGCACGCCTCTTGAAGCCAGACGGGTCAGTCATTGTACGGGTCAAAGACAATCTGATCGTCAATGCAGGCTTCAGCTTCATTGCTCAGTCTATTGGACTTTCATCCGGGCGACCGGGGGTAATGAGCCATATTGCAGTGGGCACGGGCACGACGGCCGCCGCATCAACAAACACAGCACTCGTTACGGAGCTTGCACGGAAGGCCGCGACTTTCAGCCATACGGTGGGCACCAAAGTCTTCCAATTTGAAGCGACCTTTAATGCTGGTGAAGCAACGGGAGCCATCACAGAAGCGGGCGTCTTCAATGCTGCGAGTGCTAGCACGATGCTTGATCGCGTCGTTTTCGCGGTCATCAATAAGGGCGCCGACGACACGCTGACC